CCCGCCAATCTCTGGTGTAACCGCCGTAAGCTCCGCACGTTTCAAACTGAAAGACATAGCCCCGTTCACCCCCGCCAGAATAGAGTTAATCTCTACCTGCTGCTCGTTGATAAACTTCTGAATCATAGCCATGTCGTACAGCTTGCCGGAGATGGAGAAGGTGTTAGCCGCGCGGCTACGTTCCACAAACGCTACGTTAGTGTTGCCGAGTTCGAACTGCGCGGACGCGCTGTTATCGTTGGTGATGGTCAGGCTATCACAACGCAACGGAGTAGAACCATCGAACACAGAAACGTCAACTGAGGAGAACGGCTCATCACCAAACGTAACAGAGGAGAAGTCAGAACCCGATGGTGGCTCGGTGAGAATCTCCTGGGTGCGCCCGATAAACGGGAAGCTACCCGTTACCATCACGTTAACAGCCTGCTCAACGGTAAAACCAGAAACTTCCACGCCTTTGGTCAGCGTGTACGCGTCAGTCCCGCCGCACTGGCCTTTGTACCAGGTGAGGATAGAGAACGTCTTACACGCGTTACCAGTTTCCAGTTTGTCGCCGGTCTTAGCGTCGGTTGTTACGGTCTCGGTGGTCAGAGTATGTTGGATACCCGCACCGGTGACAACAGTCGCACTTACCTCGGTTACGATGAACGGTTTTGCGTTATCTCCCGTTAAGTCGGTAAACGCAATCAGGTCGCCTACTTCAACGCCGTCGGTAATAAAGCTACCATCAGCACGGGTGAACGTCTTGCCTGCCGGTGCGACGGTAATTGACAGGTCAGTTAAGGATACACCGGATTGCCACGTAGAGCCTAAAGCCCCGGCTAACCAGTCGTCCTGGCTTTTCGAGCTAAGCTCGATGGCATATTCTCCGCTGACCTGTTTGTTACCGGTGCGGATGGACGTAGTTTCACGGCTGCCGTCCAGTTCGTTGGAGGTCAGCGTATCGCGGGTAATCGCGGGAACGCCACCTGTGTTACGCAACGGCGACCATACCGGGTTAGTCGGTGTTACGCCCGGGGTGACTTCCGCCACATAGAATTGCGCGGTAGTCGCGCCCTTAAAAGGAGTTGTAGCCATATTCACAGCCTCTTGGTGAATGCAATAAAGTTAATTGACAATGGTCTTTTGGCCCATCCGTTTTCTACAATCAGCGGCCCCAGGCTAACCGATTGAACTTCGGCGCAGATATCGTTACGTGAAAATGACTTACCTGCTTTGAATGCCGTGTTAAGTAAGTCTGCCATTTTATTGATTGGCGCGCTACCTTTCACAGATGCGTAGTTAATGTCTACCTGATAAATACCTGCACGTTGCTCGGTGAAAAATAAGTCGGCCTGCTCGGTATCCGCCAGTAGCATGTAACTCGCAAGGTAGGGTGTATCAGTTGACGTCGGGGCGTCGATGTTCTCTAGTGCGACTTTGATGCCGTTGGTGTTTCCGAAGGCTACCAGCGGCGCATCAAACGCTTTTGTTAAGTCCTCAAAGTAGCCCATCATTTCACCTTGTTGGCTTCTTCATTAATGAGTTGCTGGAAGCGAGACACATTTATCCTGACCATGCCTTGTGGGGCCTGTTTCGACCAATGGCCGTACTCCAACCGTTGCGCATACGGCAGGTTGTTTGTCAGCGTGAAATCGCGCCAGTCTGTAGCATTCAGCACAAAACTTGTAGCGTTTCTGATTGCTATGTTTCCTGATTTATCCGTAGCGTCTGTAGTTCCGAAAGCAGGAGTGCCACCAGACGCCATCCAGTTCATACGAAAGCGGCCAGTATCCACCGGACTCGCCTTTATGATAGCGGAAAACAGCTTGATAGACACCTGGCGCATCACCTTCTCGGGGTTCTTCTTCGCCTTCTCGACGAACTTAGAGACATCAAGCGCGAAACTCATTTTCTCACCTGAATGAAGTAGGTCACGGCATCGTCGTTAACCATCTTCTTCTCGATAACCACAACCGACCATTGCGCACCGCCGAATTGTACCTTGTCTTCCATCTTCGGAACGACACTGCAATCCGCTTTAACAATCATGTCACCAGCCTGAATCGTCGTGCCGTTCACCAGTCTCGCATCAACCGGCACCGGGACGGCATTCAACGGCAACACTTCATCGTCAGACCAGACGTACTCGCCGAGAACTTCATCCCACACTTTCGAGCCGGCGCGAATCAGAGATACTGTGCTACCGAATTTGGTTAACAGGCATGTACCAACGCCTTGCATACGTTTACTGAAAGCTGTGCTCATTACGCGGACTCCAGTCTCGAGATAACCAGTAACGCTGACGGCGCTGTACCACATGCGGTTACGGTAGCCGCTTGCGGATATACGCCGCCGAAGTTGCTTCCGGCGCTATCCCGCATAATCTGCACGGAAAACGTCTGGCCTGCTGTCGGGTTAATAACGACGCGGGATTCAATCGGGATTGTGGTATCCGCGCTTACCAGTTTCGTAGCGGCGGGTGAGCCGTACTGAGCACCGTTTACCAGAATGCGTGATAACAAAATAGACGTGCCGCTTGCCCCAGTGCGCCCGGCCTGTAACTTGATGCGAACGGCATAGTTGCCTGCGGTGTTGAATGTAACCAGACCGGCAGCATTAATCATTACCGGGTCAGATGCGCTACCCTGCGCAGCACCAAAAGTTAACTGCAGTGCGGTATCTACCGCGGTAGGCGCTTGTGCCACGGTCGACGCGGCGCGGAGAACTTCAACCTCTTTAACACCCGGAGTGGCGTAAATAGGTGAGTCCGCCATCTGTGTCATTACTTCTCGCAACGCTGCGGGGGTAATAAGTCCGGTAGTGTTATCTGGAAGATTCGCGCCGATGGGGGTGAACATCTCTGTTTTAGTCTTCGCCATTTTTAACCCCGGTACACGTTAAACGAGAAGCCATTGTTAAGACCACCACACAGTAACGGGCGTAAGGCGTCGTCAGCGGCGGTAATCGCGGTTGTAGAGCCACTGTTGCCGTTATTGAAGTAGGTAACTGTTACCGCACCCTCGACACGCTCGGTTTGCACGGAACGACCGTCTGAGTTAGCCCGCACTTCGGTGCCTGCGCCATACGTAACTGCGGCGATTACCTGCGCAAGAATCACCTGCTTCGGGATGACGTTGTTGGCTACAGGGAACCCGTTTAACGTAACGCCAGTGCGTGGGTACGCCAGAGACTGTTCTGCTGACACCCGGCGACCGCACATCTGCGGTTCTGCAAGCCCGACATATGTAGCGCCGTTGCGCAAGGCCACCTCTGCGGCGGTATCGTCCGCCGGTAGCTCGAGACCGTAATTAGCCGCTAACGCGCGGGCGTCAGCCAGGCTAACGTAACTGTCGGCGTTCGGGACAATTGCCCCTGTCTCCACGATTAGCGGCATAAATTATTCCTCTGACTTACGGCGACGACGCTTAGTACCACCACCGTTGTTGTGCGCTTCTTCGTTGTCTGGTTGAGTCGCAACCAGTTCATCCGCTTCTACCACACCGCGAACGGGCATCACCTGACCGTCAACAACATCAACGTGGGTGTATTTTTCGCGGATTACGTAATTATCAGCCATGACCTTTCCTTATTGCGGCCCCGAAGGGCCGCGGTATTAAGATACAGTTGCTACGGTGCTGCTGGAGATAATATTACCATATGCATCGTGAACAACCACTTTATATGTGCCTGAATCTGCGGTAGTAGTGGACGCCTTCACATAGGAAGCAGCGTTTGCCCCGGCGATAGCGTTGTTATCCTTGTACCACTGGTAGGTGTACGGAGCCAGACCGCCGGTGACAACTACGGTCAGTGTCATAGTCTGACTGGCTGTAACTGCTGTGGTAGCGTTCAGTGCGGTAGAAAAAGACGCTGGCGAGATATTCGCCATATCGATTTCAACCTGTCCATCGGCAGGAGAATCGTCAGAAACACCAGTAATGCGACGTTTAATTACATCAACCATTTTTAAGCTCCTTTAGCTTACAGTTCCTGCGTTTTTAAGCGCAGTCAACAGATCTGCTACGGTAGTACGCAGCGCGGTAACATCAGTTAGAAGTTTGTCGTACTCCGCTACAAGCGCATCGAACTCCGCCTTAGTCGGGTCCGTCGCGGCCTGAACTCCAGCAGCGGCGGTAATGGCTGCGGGCGTGGCTACAGTAGCCGACTTTTTAACCCCACCAACTACGCTGGTAGTAGCCGGCGTTACTGGGATGTCAAGGTCGCCGAAGTCGACGTTCTGAAGGCTGCGCGGCAAGCCTTTTCCGGTCTTAGCCATAATTCACCTCTTAGTAAATGAAAAGAGGGACCGAAGTCCCTCTCGATTATATCGTAACCTTAAGCACCGACACCAGTTACCAGGAAGGCAATCGGTACATGCTTACGCTCGACCACACGGTTCCAGTTGGAGGCGTTCGCCAGGTCCTGCCAGGAGGCGGAACGCGCGACGGTCTCAGTACCGTTACCGGTGATTACTGCGCTGGTGAAGCTGTAACCAAACGGATGCAGCAACCAGGTCTTACGGGTCCACAGGGTTTCAACGCCGCCGCCATTGCCGCGGGACTCTTCGCGCTCATATGCCAGCGGATTGGTCGGGTTACCTTCACCATAACCGATAGCGCCGTTGCCGAAGATGATGGAGATGAACTTACGGCCCGGGCCAGTGCCTACTACGGTCATGCTGTCATCAACGATCACGCGGTAGCCCTGGTAGGTGGCGAACAGGGTATCGTTGTCAGCGTCTTTGATGAAGTCAATAAGCTGCTGCTTACGTGCCTGCGCATAAACGAAGCTGTGCATCGCGATAGCACCCAGCACTTCACCACCGTTGCCCATCAGGGCGTCACCCATAGTCTGGGTAGCGTCGATGAACGCACCTGCGTCGAAGCCCAGAGTAGCGGACACGTCTACAACCATGTCGTTCTGCGTATGGTATTCATCGGTAGCGGCTACGTTGTCGTTGTACAGACCGAGCGCGGTAGCAATCAGACGGCGTTGCGCCTGACGCTGCCAGAAGTTATCCAGACGGGACGCTACGGATTGCAGCGGATTCTGGCTGGTAAGTTCAACAGTCAGGTCCGCCTGGCCAAAACCTTCGTTCAGGTACGCAACGCGCGCCATCATCTCGCCGGTCTGCACATTACGAGGGGTTGCGATATCCTGATACACATCGTTCGAGTAGTTAGGCTCGATAGAGGTATCAATCGCTTTCCAGAAAGGAATGTTGGCGACGTTGGATGGGCCGCGGGCAATCTCAGCAGCGTATGGAGTCGGAGTAAGAATACCGGACTGGAAGAACGCGGTTTTTTCTACCGGGTCCTCGGTCATGTAAGACGCCAGGACCGGGATGTTGCCAGTTACGATATCGCCGATAGTGGTAATTGCCATTATTATTTCCTCAGGGCTTTAAGTTGCCGTTCAAATTCGGCAGGGTTCGATTTATACAGAGCTAAACGCTCCGCTTCACTCATGTCTTTAAACGCTGGTGCGGCCCCGCCGCCTTTGCCACCGGAAGCCCCGCCGCCGGAAGCTGCATTTGCTTTAATCAAATGCGAAAACGCTTTGTGTTCGCGCAGATATTTGCGGAACTGTTCCGGGTCAGTCGTGATTACGTTACCGTCTGCGCCGACAAACTTAGTAACCACGTCATCGCCTTCGAACTCAGTCTTAACGAACGGAGCAAGAATGTCCACTGCTTCCGGGGTGATGAAGTCACCTGCGAAAGAGCCTAACACCGCTTTACGTTCGCTGCCGAGGATGCGCTCTGCCATTTTGGAGATGCGACCATCTTTCTCGGCTAACACCGGGTCATACTGGCTACGAATCGTCTTTTCGAACTCGTCCATCTTACCGGCGGCCTTTAACGCCTCCTGGTGTGCGCGCTGCCGTTCTTCTTCGGCCTCTTTTGCTTTGCGGGCGGCTTCTTTCTTCTCCGCCAGCAATGCTTCCTGATTAGCCTTAAGCCCGGCTACTTCTTTCTCAATCAGCGCCTGAACTTCTTCAGCGGTGAACATTTTCGGCGCGTCACCGCCACCAGCTTTATCTTCTGCCCCAGCTTCTTCCTGGAACGGATAACGTAAAAAACGATTCATAGTCAGTATGTCCCCTGGACGTTGGAATCCGGGCCACCCGGATTTACATGTCAAGAATAAATTATTCCAACATGCAAGGCAACTATTCCAGAATATTCCTCACGTAATCCTGCAACATGAATACTTTCAGGCGCAGTTGCCGTACGCATTCAGCGTTACGGACGTCGATAGCCAAATCCTCGTCAGCGTCGCTACTTGGCGGAGCCAGCTTGCACGGTGGCTGCATCATCGTCGTATCCGGGGATGGAATTAGCGTTTGCGACGGCGCGGGACTTGAGCAGGACGCGAGCATCGTCGAAAGTGCACACGCTGCGACCAGGCGTTTTAATGTACTTAACGACTTCACGGGTGATTACCTCAGATTCAGTCTTGCCTTTGGAATCGGCGGCGGCGGCCTTAGATTCATCCTGCTGCTGCCGTTGTGTTTTCTTCGCTAACTCAGCCTGTGCTTTCTGCTGTTGCTGCGAAACGAGATTCGCCCGGCCTTCGTTCCAGCCGCTGCGATACTGGTAGATTCCGTAGCCGTATGTCAGGAGGATGAAACACGCTCCCGCTACGACAGTTGCGTTAAGATTCATGTTTCTCCTTTCTCGATAAGTAAAGCCCCGCCCTAAAGCGGGGCGCTAGTCCTTATCATTTAAACATAGAAACGGCGTAATCTTAAGATAATTCTCAGACAAGTAGACTGGTGGCCTTCCGGATACGTCAGCGGAACTACACTCAGTGCTTACGCACCGCTCCGTTCCCTGCCGCAACGCGGTCGCTTGCGATAACTCACAAGCTCAGGTGGAGCTTAGCATATTTTTAGTGAAAAGTCAACCATTAGAATAGTTTTATTCCATATTTACGATTGAGTGGAATAATCGGAATAGTTTGTGCGCGTGCTTGCGCGCGCCAATAAAATAGTGCACTATTCAGTTAACTTAAACAGGAGATATAAAATGAAAGATAAATTTGAAGGCACTAAAGGTCCGTGGAGCGCGGTAGACAACGGCGTTTACTTTGATATTTGCTCTGCCGATGGGGAATTTATTGGCAACACCTGCGCCTCTCAGCACGCTTTTGATGGCGGAGACCGTAATGGTGTGATAACAAGAAAGAACTCACAATTGATTTCTGCTGCGCCTGAACTCCTTGAGGCACTGCGCCAGCTTAGGGACTACGTTGAGGATGTTTGCGCGGTATCCTCCGATGATTGTCACGATGACCACCCGTTAAATCTGGCTAACAAAGCAATCAAGAAAGCATTGGGAAAGAAATAAAACTAAGGCCCCATAACGGGGCCTTCTATCATTCTGGCTTAGTAACCTTCGCCGCTTTACTCACGGCCCCTACACCATCGGCATCCGTGACTTTCACGAAGTAATCACCCACCGCATTTACTGTCAGAGACAAAGCCTCCTCCGGCGCGTTGACAACTTCCTTCCCGTCTTTGTACCAGGTCAGCGAATATGGTGCTTTACCCGCCTTAACTTCTACCGTGATTACAGCACTTCCGTCTACCAGTTCCGCGTCTTTCGGTTGCACAGAGAAATACACGTCGCCAGCGTCTTCCAGATACGGAATCTCGTAGAGCATACCTGCTGCCGTCAGAGCGATACCAGTTTTATCCGCGTACGGCATCTCGTCTACAGGTGTACCCAGTACACTTTCATCCTCAACGTAGGTTACGTTCTCACCGGAGCCAGACACGCGGGCGTACTGGACAACACGGCGCGACGGTACATCAGTTACTTTGAAAAAGCCCATCATTATTCCCCTTTCAGATAATCAGCAACACGTTTATCGAGTTCCGCCATCTGCTTAAGCGTCAGCGGATTCCCGAAACCATCTACAGATATTACGCGAAACTCCTCTGGCGATATACCGCTGTTGCGGAAAATCTTGCCGCGGGTCGGCCCGAGGGCTTCATCCACGAACCATGCAGGCTGTTGTTTCAGGAACTCGTAGTAGGTGGTGTCTGCGCTTACCTGAGTACCGCCGTTCGCCCCCTTAGCTGCACGTTTCGCTCCTTTATCGAGGAAGTCGAACTCCGAACTGATTACCGGCGCAGTGGTACTTCGGCAATTCGGATGGGCGGGGGGCATCGGCCCTTTACCAATTTCCCACGTCATTCCGTCCCTGGCTCTGCAAATCGTACTGGTACGGCTGTCCAGCGTTGACACCCATTCGTATTTCTCGATGATGTCGTCGTTCTGGCGGTATGTCTCGTTACGTGCTTCGTTAGATACGTGTGAAAGTGCGGTGCGGATTACAGTAGCCGCGTTGCGTTCCGAGATGTCCGCCAGCCCACCAGAGCCAACAACGCTCTTGATAATCTGCTGAGTTGTCTGGCCCTGTACAAAGCCCATCTTAACGCCGGTAACGAGGCGCGCTACCTCCGTTTCACCCCAGCCTTCCATCAGCTTAGTGAAATCAACGGGCTTTTCGCTTAGCGCCAATGGTTGAAACACGGCGGCGGACCACACCTGTTCAGCGGTCGGGGTAACAAATTCAGCGTTTACGTTAGCGACCAGTGTCTTCACATTCCACTCAGCCTCATACGCTGCAAGCTCCTTAAGGTCTTCTGTCAGCTTAGTCTGCCAGTCACCCGTAAGCCCTGTCAGTGCTTCTTCGAGGTCGCGTAACAGTTTATTGAGACGCGTCGTACTTCTCCCGTCGTCGCCGAACAACAGCACCTGCCGTTTGATTTCATCTCGCATCTCCTGAATGAACGGTGCGAGGTCTTTCACTTCACCGGATGCGTTGCGTTGCAGCCAAATCTGGTGGCTGATTAAAGATGTCAGTAAGCTCATAAATAAACCCTGTGGCGCTAAAGTTAATAGCATACTATAAGAAAGCCCCTTTCGGGGCTACAGGTGAACTTATTGCTGGGTGGCATCCTGCTGTTGCGCCGACTGCGGGATGCCACCGGTTACCTGAGTAACCGCACCTAACGGCACAGGTGCGTCCTCAATAGCCGTTGTAATCTCCTCATCAGTCCAGTCAGTTACCCCGGCCTTACGCAACGCAGCGTAGTAAGCAGTTGCGGGCAGCAACCCTGCGTTAATGTCTGCCATCCACTGCGCACGGTCCTGAGCGGTCATTGGTTGCAGGAAGAACTCCATGTTCAGTTTAAACTCAATTTCCGTGCCTTCGCGCAGGCCCAGCATGGCCGCAACCCAGCGCAACGCTTCGGTGTACGCCATGCTTACGTTACGCGCAATGGTAGCCATTACTGACGTATCAGCTCCGCGTTGCAGGCGTGCGGATTCAGCGGTGATTTGCTGGGTAGGCGTGATAAGCTGCGCGCCAATCTGAATGGCCTGATTCTCTTTGTCCAGCATGTTTTGCTTGGCAAGGTTATTCTCGCCCGCCTGGACAAGAAACGCGTTGCCGCCGTAGCCGATGTTGTGGCCCGAACGTGAACCCATGCGCACACCATGTGGGTTGGCCTCCGCCCACTGCTCCATGCTCATATTATCGCCCGGGGCGATAAACAGTGTGGGCTGGCCGACGACGAAGCTAGATTCCTCATTGTCTGCGCTGTTGCGGAAATGCCCGATATTTAATTCTGCCAGTGGCAGCAAAGGCGCGTCATCAACAGTCGCGTCGTTATTACTCGCACCAATAAACGTGAACGGGATTTTACCGCGCAACTGTTCGCCCAGTTCCGGGAAGATTTCGACTACGTCATCTTGCGCACCACCCTCGGCATCGAAACGATATATACGCTGACGGTAGCGCCCGTCAATCAGGTCGAGCACTCGGTATTGCTCGCCGAATTTGGTTTCAAACTCGGCACCAGGTTCTGAATATTCCCATACCTCGCGCAGCACTACCATCGTAACGCGGTTAACTGAGCCGATGCGCGTCAGTCGCCAGTTGATGATATTCTCTGCGGTGTAGAATGCGATGACCGGGTTTAATAACCCCGCGTTCTGCTCTGCCGCCGTTGCTGCTGCGGTTTCCGGTGCATCCACCAGCAACCCGCCACGACCTACCGAGTCAATCTCCATCAGCGTATCCTGCGCGTGCTGCCACAGGCCGACACCGGAACCGTCAGCGTTGCGTAACAGGTATTCCAGTTCACGCGGAATAATCTGCTCAGGGTCTTTTCTCATAACTGAGCCGACCATACCTGACAGTGTGCGCTTGGTGAAGTTGTAGCAGATAGCGCCGTTCTCATATTCTTCCTGGCGCTGGGCTGCGTAAGTCGGGTCTGGTTCGTTCTTCCCGACGTTTCGCAGATAGCGAATAAGGTCGCCCTCCAGTGCGTGGCGAACCTTCTGCCATTTATCGAAGTGATGCAGCCATTCCCGGTGTTTTGTCTTAACACCCTGATTCTGACCGTTCATAGTTAACATTGAATAATCCTCTTAAAGTGCGAAAGTCACCGGAATGTTGATTACTGGTTTAACCACCGGCATCTCGTAAACTACCGGATAGCCGAGCGCATCCGCCATATGGTCGATGATGCCGTCTTTAGCTGGTTCACCGTTGTCGTCGTACGCCTGTTGCTCCAGCGTCTTGGCTATCTCAGGGCATAAGTGGTCGTTAACCAACAGCTTACCTTTTTCCAGCGCAGTATTCACGGCTAAAACACGGTCCTTAACCGGCGGATTGGCGGATTTAGCCCGCACGTCGAACCCGGCCTGCTGGAGTAAGGCGATATCGGAGATTGATGCCGAGTTGGTCTTGCGGTTCTTGCCGCTGGCGTCCGGGTACACGACGATGCGGTGGCCTTGCGACTTCCACTTCTCAGTAATAACGCGCACGGTGTCAGGGGTGTCGAACAGCCCTTTCAGTTCTGCTACCGCGTGCCAGCCGTCTTTACGTTGTACATACACGGCGCTGGCGTTCTTCGTAACGTTGAAGTCCTGGCCGATGTACAGCGTGTCGCCAGGTTGTATTGTCTCTTTGCTGCGGTGCTTACGGCGGTCGTAAGCGTAGTAGACGCTGCCGGAAGTGAGGTTAACAAACTCACCATTCAGGTAGGCGTTAATCAACTGCGCCGGGTAGGTCTCTGTCAGTGAGCTAATGTAATCCGGTGGCAGGAACCTGGCGTTCTCATGAGTAGAGGCCTGGACCATCGAGTAACTCGGTGTCGGGTTCTCTTTGAACTTGGCGTAGACGAACTTGAACCCTTCCGGTGTCGTAGTAACGGAGATGTGGTTGATTACCCCCGGGATGACCAGACGCATACGGGCTACAATTTTGTTCCACGCCAGCTCAGCTTTCTCGCGGCTCAGAACGTCAAGCTCATCCACGACCGCAGCCGCGATTTTGAAACCAACGATAGAGCCGGGGTTATCCATCGATCGACAAATTACCGTGCCGATTACCGTCTTACCTCTCGTAACGACGACCTCTTTGTCGCCAGATTTAACCAGAACATCGAGGCCCAGGAGGTTAGCCGCCTCTTCGAACGTAGGGTAAAAGATGTCGCGGATAGCCGGGTAGGTGGGGCCGAAGTATCCGAGACGCGTACCGGGGTGCTTGAGCATGAACGTAAGCAGGTCGAGACAGCCGACAAACGTCTTGCCGCTGCCGAAGCCGCCGACGTAGGCCTTGTATTTGTTATCGCAATTAAGGAATAACGCCTGCGGGGCGGATAGCTGAATACTCATTCCTCCACCTCGCCCATATTCGTTGTTACGATTTTACCTACTGGCTCTGCTACGGTGAACACAATCTCAGTCGGCGTAGTTTCTTCGGTAGATTCAACCGGTTTCTCTTTGCTAAGGCCCAGTTTCGCGGCAGCAAACGTGGCAGAGATGCCAGCGGCCCCCGTCTCAGTGAAGTATGCCTCTTCCAGTGCCTGTGCGGTCTCATATGCTTCTGCAAATGCGGGAATCTCGCGCAGCCACAGTTTAATAATCGGGATAGTGACGCCGATGTGTAAGGCGAATCGAGCCAGTGACGGTGGTTTATCCTGAATCAGCGGGCGTTCGTCACCCTTAGACGTAGGTACAAGCTCCCATGACGTGCGGTCAAAGAAACGAATCAATTCGTCGCAATAGCCCGGGTCCCACAACGCAGCGGAATTACGGGATGATTGATAAAGGCTCTGTTTACCGCGCGGTCGTTTACGGCGACGGTTTGCGCTAACAGCTTCTTCATGTGCAGCTTGCACCACCTCTGGCGATGGCTGCTTGAGTTTCAGCTTCATAGAATCCCCTTGCATATGCGTCTGACCATCAGAGCGCACCAGACGCGCCCCACGCGTCTAAAGGGATTATATAAGGGGATTGGGCGGGATGTACAGAAAAGCCCTCCATAGAGGGCTTGTATCAGTTATCTACCTTTATCTATGTACTCATCAACTATGTCGATGATGTACCTGTGCTCTACAAGCCACGCCAGCATATTTTCTGGCTTGACATCACCGTTTGGCGCGCTGCCGTACAGAATGCAGTCAGCATAGCAATCCATAAAGTTCTTTATGGCGGCGGCCTTGTTTAACGTTTTTGCAATAGCTTCTTTTTCTGTCATTCCCCGCTCTCCCCTTTAGCAATGCGTTGCTCTGTTTTAGTGATACCCCGGCGCGTGAATAACACCGGGCTGGTCTTAACGTGCGTCATAAGACGGTTGTTATAAATTACGTGTCGCTCGCAGTCTACATCTTTGCTGTATTTGGCGATGGTCATTTCGTTGATGCCGGTTTGTCGGCATGTCTCCGCCATCGTGCCAAATTCTTTAATCAGGTTTGGAATGCTGGTAATCATCCTGAGAAATTCCTCGTTGTCCACATCGCATTCGGATATTTGTTATCGCGGTCCTGTACTACGGCAATCATGTTACCGCGTTGCACGAGGCAGAAGTGCCGCTGTTGTTCGCCGTTGTAGCGACGCCAGATTGCCTCTTCGATTGCTGCGTTAATGTCACTGAACATACCCAATACCCCACATAACTAACACCCCGACCGCTACGCCAATCAGAATTGATACTGTCGTATTAATCCGAGCCCGCTGGCTGCGCAAAGTTTCGGCGTTCTCCAGAATGTCGCGAACACGCGTTAAGTGTTCAATCTCCAGTTTTGCAGCGGTCAGCTCCTGAGTCGCTTTTGAATATTTGCCGTTAATCTTATCCAACGCTTTTTTAATGTCTTTGTTGTTCTTCTTGAGTTGCTCAATCTGTTCCATACTCTCACCCCACTATCTCATCACCGAGCCACGCCGTTTCTCGTATATCGTCTACCACACAAGCGGCGTGCTCACGGCTAATTGCAAAAATGTAGAAGCTGAACTTCTTCCCGTCGGCGTCGATGTGATTAACCGAGTAAGGTTGCCACAGGACGCCATCAATAACTACTGGTTCAGGTGCGCCCATACGCTTTACCACATTTCAGGCATGTGATACGTCGGGACCCGCCAACAACACGTATGTAGTAATTGTGCTCGCAAGGCTTTTCGTCCGCTTTCATGCGCTCAAGCAACAACTTAAACGCCTCCAGTTGAAACTCACCGTTGATAGACAGTTGCCCACCTAACGTCTGTTTCTCTGACTCAAGCACCAGAATACGGCGTTCGAGTGATGCGATTGTGATTTTAGGCATTACTGTCACCTTTGTTCAGGTTGAAGCGGTTAATAAGTTCGCGACGACGTTCCATTAGTTTATCAACCTGCCGTAAGTGGTGCTCGATGTGGGCGTCAATCCATGCGATTTCTGACTCACCTGTCGCGTGTTTGACGCATGCTTTCTCATAGTCGCGGTCAGTCATTTTTACGCTCTCCCCACATGCGATTGAGATACTTATTCTTGTCCGGCCCCGGGAAACTGTTACGTTTCATCAGTTCCTCGCGTGTCGGGAACGGGGTGTGACTGACTTTACGGCCTACACGTAATGGCTGGCTTGCCGGACCTTGTTCGCTCATTTCTTCTCTCCTGCATAAGCTGCTTTCAGTGCCTTCATCGCTGCCGCCCAGAACGAATCCGCAGGAATGCTTCCACCCAGGTTGCTAACGGCGATACGTGCCATAAGTTGCGCGTCTTCGAATGCTTCGATATCTGTGATTTTCATTTCCCAAACACTCCTTTAGTTTTCAGATTATGACGGTAGAACTGCATCACATGTTCGTTATGGAAGTTACTTGATGGATATTCTTTCACGGTACCGCCCTTACCAGGCGGTACGAATCATGTCGGCAATATAACGGGGCGTTTCATCTTTATTCCCGTTAGCGATAACCTCAAACCATTTAGCCATCATCAAATCTACGTCCTGTTCGTTGTTGCCCCATTTTATTAATAATGCTTTAACTTTCTGCTCTGTAGTTTGCTTAGCCATTTCTGTTTACTCCGTTATCGTTGTCAATGAAGTAAATATAATTGGTGTAAGAGTAATAGTCAACTAGTCATCGCAGAAAATAGATAAAAAAAAATCCCGGCTGGGTCAGGGCCGGGATAAAACTGGAGAGCAGAGGGATGAAGCAAGGAGTGATTTAAGTATCGTCGGATTAGTCTTAGGTGTCAACCTTTCACCGCGCGCCCGATAGCCTCAGCCTCCTGCCACGGTTTACCATCGAACAGTGCCAGACGTCCGGCGGTACGGCGGCGCAGGCCAAGTAACGGTTTGCCATTCTGGTTGATGAACAGTGCCAGCTTAGCCCGCAGCGTCGCGATATCACCGGAACGCAGCGCCTTACCTGTACCGGTAGTAGCCGCAATCACACCAGCACCAGCGTTATACACCAGGTCGCACACTGCGTCGAACTGCGCCTGTGTCAGCGAATGGTGTGCTGCCACGTCAACCGCAGCTACGGCCTTAGCCATATCACGATTCAGTAACAGGAGGCCTTGCCCCTTCGTAATCTTCTGTCCTTCATACACATGAGGGCCATAGCTTCCGTAGCCTATGGTTAAGTATTTTTCCGAAGGTGTCGCGCGGTAGGCGGTCCCGCGGAAATCTTCCCAAGCCGCAGTAAACTTGAGGCCGTTGTCACTCATCGAGCGCATAAAGAGAACTCCTTGTGGTATTTATCTCGAGCTTCGCTAGCTACTAACTCAGCGAACTCAAGGTCATCGAAGTACCCGAAAAACTTGCGTACACCTTTTTGCAAACGGATTCTTACCATCCATTTCCCTTGCTGGCTGTGGACTCCTGATACCCCACTGGTGTTATTGCGCGATAGCCCACGGTTGCGGTTGTTATCCTGTGAATCGCATTCTCTCAGGTTACAAAACCTATTGTCGTCTCTTACCCCGTTCTGGTGGTCTATCTGCCCTATCGGCCACTCTCCGGTCATATAAAACCATGCAAGCCTGTGTTGTCGTAGGTATTTACCTTTGAGCATGATTACTTTATAACCGTCCGGGTCTCTCCCGTCAGGCACAGTCCCTTTAGGGGCTTTTGAACTAACCGTCTTAAGCCATGTGAATAATCCTGTATCAGGGTTGTAATCTAAAACACTACGAACATAGTCATGGCTAAGCCCGTTATCTGAAATGTTTCGAGACACGCTTATGCCCTCCGTACGACAGCCACGCCTGACGAATCTGACGCAGCGCAACTAATGTGATTAATGTCTCAGGCAGCGTAGGCGACATGCTGCCCTGTAACAGATGGATACACCCGGCGGCGCAGACAATAGCGGTCAGGATATAGAGCACACGCCCGAATAGTCCGTCGTCCACGCGTTCATTATACACGTTGAACAGGGACGAAGCGCCCATCGCCAGCATTACGACAAACCAGAATAGCTCAGTCATGCGGTCCTCCTGGGCGGGCAATATCGCCACCCGATACGATGCCAGAAAGGCGGGAATAGATAGGCATCCAGAGAATGGCAATGATGAATCCGAGGCCAGCTATCTCGCGCTCACCGGTAATACCGAACCATTGAGCGGCAAGAGGCGCACCGAAAATGGCACACGCAAAGCCGGTGAGAAGAAATACCAGTCCGTCAATCGGCCCGGATATAGACTTTTTATGTTGTCTTAGTCCGACCAATCCACCGACCAGTGCGGCAGCGAGAAGCCACCCCGTCACTGTTTCAGTAAATTTATCCAAGATGAATCCTCCAGGTGCGTATTAAGTATGCAGTAACTGGAGGATAGCACGGTTAGGAATTATCCTAATAGTTGTTTGGTAATAATCTTGCCGCCGGTGTTGGTATCAAATTGCGCGGCTACTGTAATCGCACGTGTTGCTGTATTACCTAAATACATAGCAGCCAGCGCATAAGGCGCGCCGGAACCAACAGCAGCAAAGCTATCGGCAACAGGGATAACCGAACTTAGTGCACAATCCCAGGATTTGTAGAACTCTACTTTGCACAACGTTTCGATGTCTTTAACCCACACCAAAGCAGAGAAATCAAAATCGTAGTGCTTAGGTACTAAAATACTATCGTCCTTCACTAAAAGGATACCAGCCTCAGAATTGCCCGCTACACCGATAACAACAAACTCGTTCTCATATATCTTGGTATCTGTGTTGTAGATGTGGTCCCCGGTTACTCGGGTATCGCAGGCCATTGTCTTTCCGTCAAACGCGATAGTAGTCATTTATGCCTCCAGATGTATTGTCGTCTCTGTGGTTTCGTCGGAATATCATCATATCCGAGCGATTTCCAGTAATTAAATAGCCTATTAGCGATTGCTGCTCGTTCCCGCGTTTTGAACTCACCGAGGTTAACGGCCTTCCCGTTCTGGAACCCACAGGCGCGGATAGCTTTACGCCGTTCTTGTATCTCGGGGAACAGCGCATTACGGCGGCGCTTGTGTATACGCGTCTTCGCTCTCGGTGACAGCGGCGCAAGGCCGCTTCGTTTCAGGATGTCAGTTGCAAGGGACATCACTCTACCCCCTCCACATGTGTAACTGACCCGCAGTTCGCGCACTCGACGTAATCCGGGAACTGGTCTTTGTATTTCTGTAACTCGGCTTCGAGTTTCGCGTAATCTCCATAACTTACGTACTCCCCGTTTACTTTGCTATCGAAGTGGCCATCTTCATAAAAGCCTTTGCGAATAACCATAATCACTTCTCCTGTTTTCCAAGTCGCTTAGGTGAGCAGATAGCGCGTACCTCTGAGTCGTTGGGCTTGTCACCCTGAAACAGGAAGTGCGCGTTCTCTGCGGCGCGTGCCGCTGACTGGCACGCCTCCATAGAATAAAACGTTTCTGATGCCGCTAGTTGCATCTGGCCTGCGGACAATACCCAAATAAATAAGATGCTGGTCATGCTAACGTCCCGCATTTGGTACACATCATGCAATAGTCACCATCCACATCCCATTCGTGCCTGCACTCCTGCACGTCTTCCTTGCGGCAACCAGATTGCTCCTGTTCGCGGATAAGTTTGTACGCCTCCACATCCCCCGTAGCGGTAGCCAATGCCTTATGCAACTCCTTAATCTGTGCCGACGCATCACGTAACTGATTCTTGAGTGACTGCACCTCATGCGCCAGGTCTTCGCACTGGTTGTTGTATGGGTTGTTCGTTAGTTGCTGCCGTAGTTGGTTAAGCAGGTACTCGATTACTGCGTCGTTGTTATTCACCATCACCATCACCTTCTTCATCGATTAACTCAAACTTACCGTTCGCGTGCTGTATAGCTTCTTGTCCGCAATAATCACATACAACGAGTTTATCGAAGCCGTCGAACTCGTCACCAACAACGCAAGATAATACGAATTTGTGGTCTGTGCATACCTCTTGCCGCGGCGGGAAGATTGCGCTAATTGACCCTGCTATTGCTTTAATTAAGTTCACCATCCACCTCCAGTTCACCATAAACATGTTCATTGTCGCCGTTGCATACACAGCAAACCCGTAACTCGGCATAAAGCTGTTCCAGTTTTTCTACAGTCAGATACTTATACATCTTCTGTCTCTCCTCTCGTTTCGATAACTGAATAGTAGTCTATTATATCTGTGTGTGCAAGTAAATTTTATTGGTGTCTGTTATTGTTGCATCTCCTGCAATAGTCGCTTCGATTGTTGCGTTTCGTGAAATAGAACAAAAATGAGAAAAATGATACGCTGCTGTGTAGCAGCGTAAGTCACTCAGTCAATTAGTAACCTTTTGACCTGTTACACCACCTGTTACACCACCTGTTACACCACCTGTTACACCACCTGTTACACCACCTGTTACACCAACGCTGGCAGCTCTGGTAACGGCATCCAGTACAACACGTCACAGCTACGAATATTTGAATTGTTCTCCATGAAACTATCCCAGCAGTAATTTTCATCAAGCCATTTAACTTCTACATCCACGCCATTGGTTACCAGCACATCACGGAAATGCTCCGGCATCCGCTCACTACACTCAATCCACTCGTTCATGTTTCACTTCCTTATTCATCGCGTATTGCACACCCGCTTTCCACATCCGCCACGCAAGACGCGTCTTAACGTTCAGGTACTCTTTCTTCGAACCCTTGTTAATCGGCAGCCCTTCGACGACAGCCCGGCGTTCAAATGCTTCTCTCATAACTCAATCCTCCAGAACCTCACATTCACTGCGACGAACGAATAAAGGCCCGTCGTCAGTTTCGACTATAAACCCGTACCCATGCACATCCACAACATCAAACTCATCCCCGACGGCAACGCCGAAATGGTATAGCGGATGGTCGTCATAGGGTGCGGGCTGAAAACTGTTTACCTCTGTTATACGAATCCTCATAGCCCCTCCCCCATCTTCTCTTTAACGTGCACCCAAAACTCACCACAATACCAACACCACATAAGATTCGGCGTCTCGCGCACCCAACCGTAATCCTTGCGAGCACGAATCGGAATAATATCTTTAACGAAATAATAGCCTGTGCGCAAAAACTCAGGGTCACGAGTCGCGGTGCGCCACATATTATAAAACTGCGCCAACCCAGCACCCCTACGCACGACCCGCACCTTATGAAGGGTGTCAGCAACGGTTTCCAATTCGGTGTTACGCATTAACGGCAACCTCCCTCAGAGTCGTCGGCACTGGCATCCTGATTCGATGCCGTTCGTATTGCACGCAAACTATTTAACATGCGTTGGCTTGTAGACGTAATAACTGTTATACCGTCTACCAGATGCACCTCGTATCTCTCAGCTACGAAATATATCTCCTCGAACTCATGATGTTTAAGTTCTTCAAATAATTCTTCCATCACTTCGCCCCTTTGAATTTAAAATTGTTGCCGATGAGTTTCATTTCATGCTCGCGAAAGTACGCGGCTGAATTTAAGCTGTGCTCGGGTAAACTAACAACATAAGAACTTCGGTACACTGTCGATTTCTTTTCTATAACAGCGAAGTTACCATATATCGTTTTTACCAACTGACCCTTCTTAAACATAACCATCACTCCTCTGTCTCGTTTCGATAAGTGAATAGTAGCCTATTATACTGGGGTGTGCAAGCAAAGATTCGTTGCCGTTGTGATTCTTTAGGGAAGGTTGTGCCTTTATTCTTATTACTTGGTAACTAAAGGGCAGGCCTTAAGCCTGCCCAATAATCGTTACATTTTTACGGTTGCGAATCTACGGCACATTAAGAAAATCAGATACTTAAGAGATATGCTGCCGATGAGAATAGAGCTTGCCCAGGGCAACCGGAGATACTAAGGAAGGAAAGTTACAATAATTCTTGTGTTCAGTAAGCCTGTGTTTAACCCTTTGCTTGACGCACGTGTTAAACATTCTTACAAGGTGAACAAGAATCTAAGTAACTAAGATATAAAAGCACCTTAAACGAAAATTTTCATGATGTCAATAGGTGCGATTATGTTTGATTTCCCATTATTCGCAATGTATACTTGGTTTCGTTAACTGATAATGAGGGTTTGAGAATGACACAGAATGAGGTAGCTGAGCGTATCGGGGTTACTCGTCGAACGCTTAATAACTGGTTAAAGAGTGGGAAGTTCCCGGATTGTTGTATCCGTATTATGGGTCGCCGGCAGCCCGGTACGTTTGACCCGGAGAAAGTGGAAGCGTGGATTAAGGAGAACGTGAAATGACCGAGTTTCAGTCACGCGTATTTACGGCAGTCGTTTCGTTAACACGTAAAAAAGGGTCGTGCAGCGTTATCGACTTGCGCCGTAGTTATTTTAAGTACTATAGTTCCGCCATTATTGAAGGGTCATTGAAAGTGCTGGTTAAATCTGGTGTCGTGAAAAATGTTGGCGGGAAATATAGCGCCGTTGCTGAAGTTCGCGGAATGACCGCTACTTTAGAAGACCTGGAATAAAAGAAAGCCCCGACGCGGTGAACGCCGAGGCCAAATTACTTGCTGAAGGAATATACAATATGTCCGATGTAATTTTATCCTACTCGTGGTCTCGTCGCAACGCGCGGGCGGAGAAAAAGGATATAAACGTCAGAACCACACACACGGCAACACTGGGCGACCTGAAAGAGTTAATCCAGCCGCTCGATGTTGTTCTCGGCGGAATTAACCCGAAGACCGCTCCTGGTTATATCACTGCCGCGTGCGACTCGACGCACAGCACTGTAAAAGACCCGGAAACAGGCGACTTTAAGCAAGCGCGTAAAGGCTTCTTCTATCGCTGTGACGCATCTGTGAGCAAATCGTCACTGGCGTATCTGGACTTCGACAGCGCAACACCAGAAGAGTATCAGGAAGCGGTGCGCCTGGTTAAGCGCAGCCGCCGGGTTATGTGCCTTTACACCACGGCGTCACATACCGATGAGTCCCCACGCTTTCGCGTCGTCATGCCGCTGGGTCGTCCGGTCGAAGGCGGCGACATCATCCGCGTTCGTCACGGATTGCTGGAACACTTCTTCAAAGGCATGGGCGCAGACCGTAGCGGTTTCACTCTTTCGCAACCGATGTACCTGCCGCCGGTTGGCTCTCAGGTTATCTGGTCGCGCCGCAACGACCTGGCTGACCCTGACGAGTTACTGGAAGGCATCCCGGATTACGAGGTGAGCAGCGCATCTGATTACCAGATACCGGAAGAACTGCGCACAGCGTTTACAGACGCGTTTGAGGCACTGGCCTTCGAGTACGGCGGCATCATGACGCCGCGCGGCCTGAAAATGCCAGCAACACCAGAACACGCCGAAAACTACAGCGACCCAACACCACGCCCGGACGACTTCCTGCTGTGCTTCCCGCGCGAGGGATACGAAGCGCCTAACGTAACCATGATCCACGACACCGACATTACGGCGACCGAAGGCATGGCACCGAAAGAGGTGTGGAAATACGCGTGCGATGCGACCGGGCTGCCGTTCAGTGAAGTGGCCGAGGCTATAGGGTGGGGTGTGCGTGAATCCGTTTCATGCAGCCTCGACGACCTGGAAGACGACGAGGACTCAGAGGAGGACGAGTTATCAGAACCGGTAAAGGCGGATTTCGTCGTTGAGGGGTACATGCCGTCTGATTGTATCTGGGATATTGTCGGGGAATCCGGCACGTACAAATCGTTCTATACGCTGGGGATGATGTACCTGAGCGCCGCAGGATACCGGTTTGCGGGGGCGGATACCCAGCGTTGCCACCATTTCTATATTGATGGCGAGGGTGGCGCAGCTACACGCACACGTATTGATGCACTAGCGGCTAAATATGGAGAGGAAGGTAAAGATTATGTACATGCCATCGATATGGGTGAAGTCGGCAAACTGAAAAACCTGATTAAGCTAATGCGTGAAACCGCGGGTGACGAGCCAATTGGGATGGTCGCGTTCGATACCCTCAACCAGACGCTGGCCCTGACGATTGATAAGTTCGACGAGAACAGTTCATCAACGGCGGTCGGCATGGGTAAAGTCATTGCCATCCTGAAAGAAGTGCGTGATGCGACTAAAGCTGCGGTGGGTGTTGTCCACCATACGCCGAAGGGTGGAAAGAAAGCCCGCGGCAGTGGAGCATTGTATGCCGGCGTCGATGTGGAACTGACAATTGAACGCGCCACTGACCGTCAGATAAACGTATACCACTCTAAATTTAAGCACGGGCCTCAGCAGAAAACGGTTGGCATGGTGCTGGAGTCGGTACAGTTCCGCGAAGCACCACCGCCGAAAGAGTACCGCGCAGTTGAGTTCCTCGGTAGCACAGAGGAATACGGCACAATCGTAAACCTCGACCTACCGGAGCCGCACAAGGCGCTTGTGCTGATGCCGTGGGGCTTCGAGCCGTTCAAAACTGACGAGGAGAAAGAGCGGGAAGAAGGGCTGACAAAGGAAGGTAAAGAAAACGTAAAGAATGCTGTAAAACGCGGGAAGGATGAAGGGCGTAAGGAATCAATACTCGCCGCGCTGGAAGACCTGCAACAGTCTGACGACACCGGACGAGGTTTTACCCAACGTCAGATAGTAGCGAACTCTGGTGACCACGCCATCACAAACCACCATCTCGAGAAGATGCTGAAAGACGGCGAGTTGATGCTCGGATGTGATGTTAACGGTGAAGTTATACCCGGTACCTACCGTATACCGGAAAAGATGGGTGACAGATTAAGACCAAAGACAATATACGAACCGAATGAAATGCTGACAGTGACAGAGGAGGATTTGGAATGAATATTTACGATTTTATAGATAATCCGTTTAAGGCAGTGGAAGCAGGATACCGCCCGTCATATCTGACATGTGTTTCTGCGGTAAGCAACCACTGGTGGACTTTTTGTGTGTACACAGCGGGGATTTTTGCGGAGTTTAAAGACATTTTAGATATGACACTGGCAGAGATTATACAGTGCCTTTTCAAATCAATTATCGCCACAGCTATTGCGGTAAGTTTCCCTGTAAGCGTATGGCTTTTTGCATGGATTCAGTACCTGAATGTGCAACGCACGATTAAGAATTTGGAAGAACTTGATAAGTTGCCATAAAAATAAAGGGGCGTTAAGCCCCTTCACCGAACGCCAGCCACTTGGCGTCTACTTCCAGCACTTCCGCCAGTTTAAACAGCGTTGCCGGGCGGACGTCCTGAGTTACTCCGAGTGCCAGCTGGTTAATCGCGCCCTGTGAAACACCGGCCAGGACAGCCAGACGGCGCTGGGAGATACCGAGCTCTTTACGGCGTTGTTCTACACGAATGCCTAATTCAGATGGTTGCATGTCAATTACTCCTTAGTCAGTTGATATGTGAATAGTACCATATTAATTATTTTAGAAAAGCCCATTGACATGTGAATAGTTTGCTATTATAGTTAGCCCATACCAAACGAGAGGAGAGAAACAAATGTTAGACCAATTCTTAAAATTACTGGAACGTTTCGTAGTTGCACATGAACTGATTGCTGCGAACAGCGCGAAACAGGTTGTCGTTGCTGAAACCGCAACAATCGAGCCTACTGTTGCAAAAGAAGCAACAAAAGAACTTGATGACATCATGGAGGACGAATTTCAAGCGGGACTCGCGGTGAGAAAGGCGATAGAGAAAGAAATCCCGGTCGAAGGTGAAGACCTCGTCGACACTAAACCGGCAGAAGAAGAGAAGCCGAAACGCAAGCCGCGTAAATCTAAAGTAGAGGAGCCAACACCGGAGCCGGAAGAAGAGAAGGAAGAAGTCGATTACCAGTCTCTGCGTGACCAGATTCGGGCTATCGACGATGCGATTAACGAAGGTCCGAGCGATGCCGCGTGCGATGATTCCGATGAACTGCTGGAAGAGTTCACCGGTAAGAAGATGAAGATTGCCGCGATTAAAGACGAAGACCTGGTCGAATACCTGGAACGCCTGACAGCGATTAAGAACAAGTATTTCGAAGAAGAATAATTTACCTGCGGCCTTCGGGCCGCTTTAACTGAGGGTCGGAATTATGATTTACCAACTCTACCGCGCCGTTGACAGGCGGGATAACACAGAGGCGTTGTGGCTGTTGCGTGCGCCGTCCGGTGCGCACCAGATGGAAGAGATGGCGTACTTAGGCAAAGTACCACGGCCTAAAGATATAGGCCGTCACGTGTCGCAGATTAAGCGTACGACTTTCGCAAAACCAGACTTTTATGTCTTCGAGTCAATGTATGGGTGGGCGATGCACTGCCATCACCAGACGCGACATTTAATTGACCAGTGGGAGAACAGGGTATGATTTTAAAGGAACGCGGAGGCAATAACGATGTGCACGCCTTACTGTCGCCGTCAGGCGCTAAAAAGTGGCTGATGTGCAGTGCATCACTGGCCTGTGAAAAAGATATTCCTAACACATCTGGTAAAGCTGCTGTTACGGGGACCGCATGCCATACAATCGCAGAAGTGCACCTAAACGCCTATATCCGTGGCGCTGCGTTGCCGTTAGAGCGTGAAGTCGGTGCTTACGTGCTGGATGAAGGTAAAGGCCAGATTAAGGCGCTAATCAGCCCGATGAAAGGCGCGGTACTGATTACGGCGGACATGATTGAGCAGGTGCGAAAGTACACCGATTACTGCAAAGCGATTATCGACGTAGCGACTTACGCCAAGCTGGAAATGCGTGTCAATCTTACCGAGGTATTGCATCCCGGCTACGAAGGCGTTGAGACGTTCGGAACCGCCGACCTTGTTGCCGTCCAGGAACTGGCAAACACCGATGAGCACATGCTCATTATCGGCGACCTTAAAACCGGTCGGCATCGTGTCGAGGCGAAAGAAAACAAGCAGCTTATGCTTTACGCTCTGGGTGTTTATCGTCGACTCAAGAGACGTTATAACATAACAACGATTCGTCTGGTAATCTTCCAGCCGTACGCTGGTGGCGCGTCGGAGTGGGATATCTCGGTTGAAGGCCTGGAGCTGTTCGCTAAGTTCGCACGGAAACGTGCACTGTTAGCCCTTGATGCGTATTCCCGCGGCAAGAAGAACCTGAAAGCGTCGGACTTCAGGCCGACGGTAGAGGGTTGTCAGTGGTGTCGTTTCTCAGAACAATGCGCTGCGCGTACAAAAACCGTTAATTCGGTACTGGCCGAAGAACTGGAAGACGACTTTGCGCTGGAACTGACGCCGGAGCAACTCGTAGTCGAGTATGAAAAGCTGCCGTTGTTGCGCCAGCACATCGACAAGGTTGAGAAAGCTATGGCTGCCGCGTTGCATTCCGGCAAGAAAGTGCCTGGGTACAAGCTGGTGGAAGGTCGTCCTGGCAACCGTGCATGGAAAGACGTAGAGAAAGTAGCAGAACTCTATGGCGACAAGCTGACTAAAGAAGTGCTCATGACGCCGACAGAAGCGATTAAAGTCATACCAGAGGATGAACTGAAAGACTTCATTACCCGTAAACCAGGCGCGCCCTGTGTTGCAACGGCAGACGACAAACGGCCTGAGTGGAATCAGGTTAGTGAAGAAGATTTAGAATAAAGTATTGACACCTGACTAGTTAACTATTATAGTTCTAATCACTGGCCGGGCAGCTCCCGGAGTAAACTGAAAACTGAGGAATCGAGATATGGGACTGAAATTAAATCTGCGTAAAGTAAACACTGCATGGGTCAACGTATTTGAACGCGAAAAAGACCGTGAAAACGACGATGGCTCAATCACTAAAGGCCAGTACAGCGCGACTATCATCCTGCCGTCTGACCATGCGCAAATCGACGAAATGTATGACACCGTTTACTCGGTTGTAGAAGAAGCGTTAGGCGCAGCCGCCGCCGAGAAATGGATGAAGTCCAACTACGGCGAAGGTAAGCACATGGATAAATGCGCGATTAAGGACATTGCTGAGCGCGACAATCCGTTTGAAGACTTCCCGGAAGGCTTCTACTTCAAAGCGAAGGCGCAGAAACAGCCGCTGATTGTAACCTCTAAAAAAGGTGAGACTCAGGTAGAGCAAGACTTCAATGTAGATGGCGAACAGATCGAAGGCGAACAGGTTTACAGTGGCTGCGTCGCTAACGTAAGCGTTGAAATCTGGTTCAGCCAGAAATACAAAGTTCTCGGTGTTAACCTGCTGGCGATTAAATACGTTGGTGAAGGTAAAGCGTTCGGCGGTTCTAAAGTCGCGGCAAGCGTCGACGACCTTGAAGATGACGAAGAAGATGAAGCACCGCGCCGTGAACGTCGTCGCCGTTAATATCTGAGTCAATTTAACTAAGGCCCTTCATTGGGCCTTTTTACTAAGGGTCGAAAATAATGAGTTACCTGTTCTTAGACTTTGAAACATTCTCCGAAGCTGACTTGAAGAAAGTCGGTTCCTATGCTTACGCCGAACACCCGTCAACCGAAGTACTTATCTGTACATACGCTTTTGACGACGAGCCTGTACAGGTATGGGATTGCACCGACGGCAGCGACATGCCAGGCGATTTACACCGTGCACTGCGACGCCTGGTTAAGCCGAACAGCCGTATAAAGATGGTGTGGCACAACGGTGGACTTTTCGACCGTCTCATCATGAAGCACTGCTGGGGCTTTGATATTCCGGTAAGCAACACCATTGATACGATGATTTGGGCGTTTCGTCACGCGCTGCCAGGGTCACTTGATGCGTTGTGCGAAGTGCTGGGCGTATCTGCGGACAACGCGAAAGACAAACGCGGCAAGGCACTGATTAAGCGTTTCTCCAAACCTACACCGAAGAACTACAAAATCAGACGCTACACCGCTGAAACGCACCCGGGCGAGTGGGCGCTGTTCATCAAGTACGCCGTGAGCGACATCACCGCGATGCGTGAAGTGTTCCATAAGCTGCCGCGGTGGGGTAACTCCGAGTTCGAGGACCGTGTACTGGAACTGGACCAGTTAATCAACGACCGCGGGTTTAAGGTTGACGTTGCACTGGCAGAAGCCGCGATTGAAGCCGTGGAGAAACACAAAGCACAGTTACAGGAAGAAGCCCAACGCAAATACGGCGGCTCGCTTACTGGTAAAGACTTTCTACCAATTTTGCGTGAACTTGCGCCAGCGCACCGAATCCACAACGCGCAGAAGTCGACGCTGAATGACCTGCTGGCAGACGATGATTTACCGGACGACGCCCGCACGATTATAGAAATGCGCCTCGGGGCCGCGTCCACGGCGTCAACGAAATATAACCCGCTGCTGTTAGGTCGCTCTTCTGACGACCGCCGTCGCGGTTGCATCCAGTATGGTGGAGCAAAGCGTACGTTACGGTTTGCGGGTAAAGGCTTCCAGCCGCAGAACCTGGCGCGCGGGTACTATCACGACGATGAACTGGATAAAGGCATTTCTGCGTTACTTAAAGGCCGGGCACACCGCCGCTTTGATGTGGCCAAACTAACGGCGTCGACGGTCCGCAGTTGCATTATCCCGGAAGCCGGACATAAGTTTGTCGTCGCCGATTACTCTAACGTTGAAGGCCGTGGGCTTGCGTGGCTGGCGGGCGAAGACGATTTAATCGAAGTATTTGTAAACGGGGTTGATGTGTATAAGAAACTCGCATCAACGGTGTTCAACGTGGCGTATGAAGATGTAACAAAGGACCAAAGACAAATAGCCAAAGCAATGGTTCTGGGCCTCGGCTACGCGGGGGGTGTCGGTGCTTTCGTCACGTTTGCTAAAAACTTAGGTCTTGATTTGAATGATATGACACGCACTTTAGACGGAACTTTCCCGGACCATATTTGGGCTGCTACCGCACGCGGTTACGAGTGGGCGCGTATTCAGGAGGCCAAGAGACCGCCACGTCCTGGTGAAAAGGATGACCGACCATCATATATTCTTGATAAGAAAGTGTGGCGTACCTGTGACGCTTTAAAGCGCATGTACCGGGAAGCTAATCCTGCAATAGTCCAATTCTGGCGAGACATTGAAGACGCAGCTATGGCGGCTATCCGCAATCCCGGTAAAGAGTTCACCGCAGGACCGCGTGGCGTTAAGTTTTCGCGTAATGTAGAGACAGATAACAACGGCAACAAAGTCGCTGGTTGGTGGTTGCGCATGACGTTGCCGTCTGGTCGCGTTATGTCGTATCCGGGTGTCGGGCTAAGCGTGTCGAAAGAGACAGACGAAGACGGGAAGGTGTCTACTAACGTGCGCATCAAGTACCAGGGCGAAAATCAACTAACCCGTCAGTGGGGGTTCCAGTACACCTACTCCGGTAAACTGGTGGAAAACTGCACCCAGGCGCTGTGCCGTGATTTGCTGGCTAATGCGCTGCTGAACGTAGAGGCTAACGGCTATCCGATTGTGCTTCACGTACATGACGAAATTATCTGCGAAACTCCAGATACGCCGGAATACAACGTGGCCGAACTGGAAAAATTAATGTGCGCATTGCCGGAGTGGGCCGAGGGGTTCCCTCTTGTAGCGGAAGGTGCGGAGATGAAGCGTTATGCTAAGTAAACTGATTATCGCGTTACTGGCGGGATTCGCCGCCGGTATCTATTGTCACGAAGGCCAATACGGCATGGTGGTCGCCGTGTTGGGTATGTTCATCGCAATTTATCTGTGGGTGCTGGAATGAAAATTTACTGGTTCTATGAAGAAGACTGCCGAATCTGTCCGCGCTGCGGTATTGAGCATACGAAACGTGAGGGGTGCGTAGATGAGTACGCCTGAGGGGCGCGTGCAGAAATACGCAAAAGAGCGATTCGAGGCCATTGGTGGTCTCGTTCGTAAACTTTCCTACGAGGGACGTTCAGGCGCTCCTGACCTGCTGGTAATTCTACCCGGCGGCATCGTCTGGTTCGTCGAGGTTAAGAAAGACGAAAACACGAAGCCAGACCCGCACCAGCTACGGGAACACGAGCGGATGCGTAAACGTGGTGCAAATGTTTTTGTCGTTGGTTCGTTTAAACAGGTTGACACCCTACTAGCGGACTATTATAGTAAGCACATACCCCAACAATATAAGGAATTGAGAAATGAAACACGAATACGACCGCAAACCAGCACGTGACATCGTACCGGGCGACATGATTTTCAACGTTAAGACACGCCAGCCTGTTGCCGTTGATACGGTGTTCGTAGAGTCGAACGGTAAACTGGTTATTGAAGATGTAACCGGTAACGTTACGGCGTTCGGGCGTAAAGAGCTGGTTCTGGTGGCCAAATGAACTATTACAACGAATGGGATAAAGGCGCCGCCGCATGGCTGCGTGAATTAATAAAACAAGGCCACATACCTTTTGGAGTTGTAGATGAAAGAAGCATTACCGAAGTTAAGCCAGAAGACCTTGACGGGTTCACCCAGTGTCATTTTTTCGCTGGTATCGGCGGCTGGCCTCTCGCGCTCAGACTTGCGGGAGTTTCGGAAGATACGCCTCTCTGGACGGGAAGCCCGCCTTGCCAACCGTTTAGCGCGGCAGGAAAACAACTCGGGCAGTTCGACCCGCGACACCTCGCGCCAGTATTCCTCGGCCTCATTAGCGAGTGCCGCCCTCCAGTCATCTTTGGGGAGCAGGTTGCGGCAGCAATTGCAAAATCGTGGATGTGCGATTTACAAACTCACCTGGAAAGAGAAGACTACGCCGTCGGGTTTGCGGTACTACCAGCTTGCGGCGTCGGTGCCCCGCACAAAAGAGACCGGCTCTTCTTTGGTGCGCACCAACTGGCCGACGCCACAAGCACACGACACCTGCGGTGCGCGAGCGCCGAGGTTGAAGCGCGACGGGAACAGGGATGTCAATATCCTGGAGAGTTACCGTCACGACCTGGCGGACGCGCCGTATCTTCTATTCAGCAAAGCACCGGACTGGGTGGCATGGCCTACTCCTCGCAGTGCGGATGGGGAAAAGAACGTGAGAACACTAGAGGGGGCGCTATCGGAGATTCAGAGGAAGGGCGGACCTCAAGACGTGGCGCAAGCGGCGGCGATAACACAACCAATTCGCATCACGGCTTCTGGACAGATGCTGACTGGCTCGGATGCCGGGATGGAAAATTCAGGCCAGTTGAACCCGGCACATTCCCGCTGGCTAATGGGATTCCCGCCAGAGTGGGACGATTGCGCGGTTACGGCAATGCCATCGTCCCGCAAGTAGCCGCCGAATTTATAAAGGCATTCATGGAGGCGGTAAATGTCTAAGTTTCAAAGGCGCGAGTACCAGAAGCTCATGACTTCGTTCATGCTGCAACACCCGCGCTGTAATATCTGGTGCGGCATGGGAGGGGGTAAAACCTCCTCTACTATGTGGGTGCTAAACCGCCTGTTTCGCAACGGGCAACTTACAGAAGAGGACCGCGTGTTAATCCTCGCCCCGTTACGCGTTGCGTCTGGTACGTGGCCCGCAGAACAAGAGAAATGGCAATTCCCGTGTCTGCGTGTCGTCGATGCGACCGGTTCAGAGAAGCGCCGCATCGCGGCGCTGGAGTCGGACGCTAACGTGGTGTGCACTAACTACGAAGTTATCGAGTGGCTTATCGACTATTACGGCAAAGACGACTGGCCTTTTACAGTTATCGTTGCCGATGAAAGCACGAAGCTTAAATCGTTCCGCAGCCGTTCAGGTGGTAGCAAGCGGGCAAAGGCGCTTAGCAAAGTGGCGTTCGGTAAGGTTAAGCGTTTCATTAACCTGACAGGTACGCCATCACCAAACGGCCTCAAAGATTTGTGGGGGCAGAACTGGTTTATCGACGCTGGCGAGCGCCTGGGTTCTTCGTATAAGGCGTTCACAGATAGATGGTTCTCTTCTGAACAGAAAGGAGACCACAAGGCATCACGAGTATACTCCCCCCGGAAAGGGTCGGATACCGATATTCATCGGAGGATGAAGGATGTCAGCCTGACTATCGACCCCGCCGAATGGTTCGGTTGCGAAGCGCCTATTATCGTACCGGTTGAAATTGACCTGCCGAAGAAAGCGCGTCAGGCGTACATCGATATGGAGGAGAAGTTATTCGCGGAACTGGAGAGCGGAGAAGTTGAAGCGGCTAACGCTGCGGCGAAGACGTCGAAGTGCCTGCAGATTGCTTCCGGTGCTGTGTATGTGACTGGCGACGACGGCGAAGCAACCAAAGACTGGGAGAAAGTGCACGATACGAAACTGGATGCGCTGGAGTCGATTGTTGAGGAGTTACAGGGTGCGCCGTTGCTTGTAGCTTATCAGTTCAAGCACGAACTGGAACGCATCCTGAAACGTTTCCCGCAGGCACAGGCGTTTGCAAAAGGCGCTAAGGGTAATAAGCAGATGGAAGCGTGGAACCGCGGTGAAATCGAAATCTTATGCGTGCATCCTGCGTCAGCCGGTCATGGTTTGAATTTACAGGACGGCGGACACCATCTGGCGTTTATTTCGCAAGGGTGGAACCTTGAGCACTATTTGCAGGTTGTTGAGCGTATAGGCCCAGTCCGACAGAAACAGGCAGGACACGAGCGACCCGTGTTCCTCTATCACATAGTCGCTAAAGACACGCTTGACGAGGTTGTTGCCGCTCGTACGGACGAGAAGAAATCGGTCCAGGAAGAATTGCTTAATTACATGAAGAGACGAGGTAAGAAATGAAGCTTAATGTTGGGGACGAAATATACAGCGTACATTCATTCAATACTTTCACCATCGAGTACATATCAAAAGACGGCAACAGCTTTGTTTTGGTAAGCTCGGACGGTAAGTATGAAAAATCACGGTGCTACACGCTGCCAGATATAAAGCGCAGTTTTAAGAAAAGCGAAGGTAAGAAATGAACATCATAGCCCCGATTCCGGCATTGCAAAAACGTATCAAGGAACTCGAAGAGGAGGTTCTACGACTACGGCAACAAAGAGACGCCGCTAATGCGCAACTGGCGTTCGTTCTGGAGAAGTTATCCGAAGAGTAGAGAAAAGGCCCCGTTTGGGGCCTTAGTTTTATGGTTTTCTTACCGAATATATACCCGGCGTGGATATAAAGCTCGTACTCAACGGCGCGGCTGCTGCCGATGTGGTCACGGTAAGCGCACCCATTTGAACAGTGATAGTTCTGTCATTATTTAATGTAACAATGAGGGTGTAAAAACCAGTCTGCACAGTACCTAATGTTGCTGTTGCACCATTCGCCATACCGACGGTTATTGTACCTGCGGAGTTTGATACTGTTACAGTTTGTTGATTTTGACTCCGGGTATCTCTTAATGTAAGTAGTACAGCACTCGCGCCAGCTGTACTATCAACATAAACATCTTTTATGACAACATCGTTTACATGAATAAGACGAGCAGCATCAAACCCAGAGTTTGCGGTATACCCGACACCGGTTTCCTGGCGTTTAATTAGTTTAACCCCAGAGAAACTACTAGCAGCACCACCAGATGCCGTATGGTTTAAAAGATTAATTACATGTAACCCTGGTAATAGTTTACAAGTCTCGGGGATAAAATACGCAGACTCATCTGTTGCATCGACCCTGTACTGGTCAATAGTTCCTGATAAACGAACATCAGAAAGCGAATCTTTATACCCAATAAGTGTTTTACCGCCGCTGCCCCATTGGAAACCACAAATTGACAGCACCGTGTCATCTGTAGGATTATCAAGAACAAAAGGGAACCATATTCCAGATTGTCCTGCAATAGCATCCCATGACAGCTGTTTCGAGAAAAGGTTATCAGCATTTCTAAAGTTTCTACCAGAACTGATATTGTCACGATAGCGAACATTGCTTAAACCAGTAGCATCACCTGGTTTAGACAGAACCCTATGTGCTACCAAAGGGATAGCAAGGTTAGAACCACACATATAGTAAACATCCGTACCTGGATGTACACCGTCCGGGACCATATCATACCAACGAATATACCTGGAAGCCTTCACTGTATAATAGTGGTTATCAACCAGATCAACCCCCATTTCTTTTGCTACTTCACGCATAGCATCAACAAAAGCTGGAAGCCTTTTTGTTGTTTGTTCGGTTATCCCATAAAGAACTACGGTTAAGTTAGGAGTGACGAGAACTGGAACCTTACCGTATTTACGGCAGATGTTAACGAAGGTAACAAGGTCGGCTTTATACTGTAATACGGTTCTCAAGAGTGAATTACAATCATTTTGCGCGTGGTTGCAATATACGAGGTTTGCCGTTGACGTCTGCATTTTAGCTTCAAAAGTACTACCGCTGCCGTCTGTGCCTGCCAGCATGGAAAATAAAGCAGTACCACGGATTGCGTTATTGGTTACTGTTGCTTTTCCTGCACCAAACAATAAATCGAGTGTACGTTGCAGTATTGCAGGAGGATTCACAGCGTTCTGTACCGTAGAGTTTAACGAAGTACTACCCCACATCGTGCTATCACCGAAGCATGCGATATTGACGGTCCCGCCATCTTCTAGAGAGTTTTTGTAATGAGCCGCGTCTGAAAAATTAGCGTATGTAATATTGCTAATAGACTGTTTTACGTTAACTATTTCCTGCTCAACGGTAAGATTATTAGTCGTTTTCACCAGGGAAGCACCCTTACCCGCCGCCGAAGACGCTAATTCATCGCGTAAGTTAGGATCTGTCTGCGGCTTCCAGTTAGCGTTTCCTACTGGGTTAAACCCAGCAGGGACAACAACTGGTAACGTACCTGCGTACGAGTACCATGTTTTGCTAACCGGGTCATAAACAACTTTATCCCGGTCATTAACTGTTAATGTCCCGCCTGTAGAAAAGTCCCACGACACAGGAGAAAATCCCGCGTCACGCAACACGGCGGGGAGCGTCTTTTGGGTCTGTCCTGTAACTGCGTTGGTCGCGTAATCAATATCAGCGCCCCCAGCAACACCGCCGGATTTACCCGTGATAACCTCAGCTTCGAAAATCTGGTGTTTCTTGGCGGTTTGTAAATCCGCCAGGCTTAAAACGTCACCGCATCCGCTTGACATATATATAGTCCTCTTTAACTAAAACCGTTGCTGAATCCGCCGGAGAAACCGCTACCGAAAGGCGCGACGCCGTCGTATTTGTAGAAATCCGCTTCGTAGTTAATCCCGGTAATCTTAACCGTTCTGTCGTCTCCGGGGTCAACTGTAGAAACAAGAATCATCTGAGCATTATGCCTTGCTTCGTTGCCGAATGAAAACTCAGTTTTTAGCGCGCTATTCCCTGTGTATATCGCCTCTTGAGGCGCAGAGAGCATAACCACTTCACGGTCGTGGCTTCCAGGCACAACGGCAACACTTTGAACTCCGCCGTCGCGCTTCTTAAGAATAAGTGAGTGGTCGTCTCCAGGAGTGAAAGTTACTGGTTGTGATAAAGTCAGGGTAAGACCATTAACGGCGATTACATAACCGTCTTGCGGGGCCATACGTGAGCCTTTCACCACACTTACCGCACGCCCGGGCATTGCAAAAATCCCTTCTTCTGTTGCTGTAAATGATACTGTGACTTTCTTCAACAGGTTTTTCTGGTATCGGCGGTATGCAGCCCAGTACGCCTGTCGATAATTACGGATACCTTTAGAGTCGTACGTTTCGGTATTAACCCCGCCCTCGGCCGGGATGCTGATTGTCTCTTTAACGTTAGTATCCGGGTCGATGTATGAAAACTTAAGGCTATCGTATACCTGGGCATCGTTAAACGTGCGTGTCCACTTTTCAGAAGCTGTAGTTTTGCTGCGGTGGGTGAATACCATCTCAGGGCCGATGCGAGGGCGCTCGAAGTCCAGAAGAATATCGGCGCCTCTGCGGTATGGGGTGCAGAAAATTGCTTCCGCTATCGTAGTTACTATGTCCTGCATAGTGGTTTTATAGTCATCAAACGTATAGCAAAACTCTCCTGCGGATGTGCTGCCGAAATAACTTTCAATTTCGTTCTGCACGGCCAGCAGTTTATCCATATTTGCCGTTGTCAGGTTCAGTGCGCCAACTTCCGGGTCTCTGGCGAGGCGAATGAGGGACTGGGTGGCCTTCGTGTTCGGCGTGCGAACTGTGTCGAAAACTCCGTTACCGAGGTACTTAAATACCATCTCCGTTACCACCATGCGCAACTGAGGTTGTTTAACCTCCGCCGCTCGTGGCGTCTGTTTACGCGCGGAATGCACTGTCGTTCGGTTACCGTAGTGCGGGGTTCGGTCGACTAATTGCCCGTAAAGATTTATATAGGCCACTTCATCGACTACTGTACCCTCAAAATCAAGGTCCAGATTGGTGACACGACGCGCTCTCACTCTCACACGTGATACGGACGGCAGGTCCGCGTATATAGTAACCCCAGTATAATCGGCAGACCTTCCGGAAACTGTCCCTTGTTTAGTGTAAACAGGGCCGTAGGCGCTCCCTGTTTCATCTAAAAGCTGATACTGCAGCTCTACGGTCACTGCAGCCCTGGATTTATTGTCCCCATTGTCTTTGTACATGCCATTCGTAGCGCCAATGTTGGCCACGATTCTTTCTACTGAAATCCTGTTTATAGATACCCAATCGGTAAGGCTAGCCGAGGTGGTATCTAGCGGACCTATAGTAGATTCTGGTTCATTCGATTGTATTTTATAGCCGTTCGCGGGCAACTTCTGCCATTGAGGTAACGCGGGGGTGGCGTCCACCCTAATCTCTGTCTCGCTTACAGAAATACATGTGTAATTCCCATCCAGGATGGCGTCTGTTGCGGGGTTTGGGTCGCCAGATACCCAGCAATGTATACCGATAAATTTAACGGTCATACCTGCTTTGATAAAGTCGCTAAACCCGGCGTCCCCTGTTGGGTCGGTTACTATGCCCGTTGTGCCTTCCAGTTTCGCAATAGATAGTTCTCTCGTTACAGGTGATGCAAGGTCGTTAGGTGCTTTCAACACCACGCCGTCCACTTCATTGGATGCAATAGTTACATAAAGCCCCTGTGTAATGGGGCTTCCAACCATTAGTTGCGGGGTGTTTGTGTTGTTCGGAGAGGTGTACGGAGCATACACAGCTACAGAAGTTCCGGTTATCTCCTGGACTTTGGTGTCACCGTCGGTGATGTCTTCCGCTTTAACGTCCAGATACCCGCGCCCTGCATCATAGTAGCCGTACTCGATGATACGGCCTGCATTATCGAAAACCTTATAAGTGGTCATAAGGTTATTAGGTATTGTCTGTACCCTACCGCAGATGTCATAAGTTCGCTCGTATGGGCGGGCCTTGTTATTCCGGTCTGTCAGGCTGTTATTCGGCGAGTCCGCTTGCTGGTTAGCGAGATTGTTAGACACACCCTTTGTTGACGGTGTGAGTAATTTAGCCAGCGGTTTAAGGATTATGCTGAACACTTTCATCACACCCTTGATAGCGCCGCCGCCAGCACCTTCCAGGACGTGAAAAACGGCATCCTGTTTTAACGCGTCGAAATTTTCTGTTACGTCGTTATCCTCTCCTATCTCTTCGAGGAAAACGCGAAACGGCACACCGTCAGGGATATGGTTTACGACGAAATTCAGCGGCGAGTCATTATGCCGTTTTTGTGTGAATGTCCCGTCTTCGTTGCGGGTGTAGTGGATGACTATCGCCAAAATTCAATCTCCTGATATGTGTCGCGTAAATCGTCCAGGCGGTCGAGGCGCACTTGTCTGGACGCTAACTCACAGTGGCTTACCATACCGTCATAATACACGCCTGCGTGCCACACTACACGCCCTCTGTGGTAGCTGCCAAGCAACACGGCGTCATAGTTCTGCGGACTGGCGGCGCGCTCCAGACCTTTCGGGTCGGAATGTCCTGCATCAAACGCCGCGGGTATCGCAGTTGGCGACGTTACATCGAAAGCTGGCGTAGATAGCCCAACATCACCGCGCACCCTGCACACGTGATGCCAACAATTGTAACGACGAAAGTCATAAGGGATTCCCGTATAGTCGGCGATACTCATGACAAAAGTACCCCGCGCAACAGTGGTATTTCTTCCGGCGTCATCAGGATTCCGGTCTGCCGTTGGTTGAGCATAGGCGTTCCGGTCTCGGCGGTGAACACGCCTTTTTCTTGCGTCAACGTCTGCAATTCGTATATCACCGGGCCATCGCACGGGTACGACAGGTCTGTGCTTACGTAACGGCGGAATATGAATTTAGGTAACTCTGTATTGCTATACGGTATGCGGTCCATCTCTTCATCGAGAATGTTAAGAACATCCGGCAGCGAGAATGAAGCTGTCTGATCCATGTCATTATTGTTCGCGGCGTTCTTTGCGTCCATGGGCGTGGCCTCGAACGTAACAGTTTCGCCAGTTTCAAGAGTAGCGGTAAGGTCAGACGTACCGCGCACAAGCAACCACCGCTTCGAGAGAAGCGGGTGCGTTATTTCAAGAGTAATGTAATCCAGTTCGCCGTCGGGGTTAGATGCTAACTTACGGCGATAAGCTGCTTCTACCGATTCCTGACTCATTGCATTGTATCCCAAATTCGTGGAAACGTTGATTGCGCGGCTCCGTAGGCTTTAAGGAAACATCCCAGCCCATCACCATAGCAGCCGAACAAATCGGGCAGATTCTTAGTAAGACAAGTGTCTTCCTGAATAGCAGTGCGTTCTGCGGTTGCTGTGAACGTAATCACCCAGTTCTTGCCGTCGTCGGTGCTGTCACTAATCGTCGATGTGATGAGTACCTGGTGGTCCTCGATGCCCATACCTGTATCATGCGGCATGATAAACGAGGACGCCCCGCCGTCGATGTTGTTCAGGAAGCTATAAAACGCCTGGCGCCCGAGAGAAGACACGACAAGCGTTACACTAATAGGGACCGGTTCGAAGTACGTGTCTCGCCCCTGACGAGGTAAGCCACCCTGAACCTCGGTGCGCCAGATATTACTCCCCCTTGTCTGGGAGTACCCCTTCGACACTATTGGTCGAAGGGACATAGGGAATCTCAAATCGCTCATTAATTAATACCCCGGCTGACCGCGAGTAGCGCGGCGAGCTTTAGAAATCGGTGAGTTGCTATCCTGTAACTGCGACGCTACTGTTTCACTGATTATAATACGTAAACGCCCTTCGTCGTCACGCTCAGTAACGGCGGAATCTACGCGCCCCGTAGTGTTATTGACTATGGTGACGTTATCACCGCCGGAGTTTCCGCCGTTTTGCCCCATAATTTCTTTCATTTGCTGCGCGGTGCGGACACGTGACGCCCCCGCTGGCATGATAACTTCAGGCTTGCCACGTTCCGCTATAGTAGACATCTGGCCTGCGGATAACTGACCACCCTGCTCACGCGCAGAGCGAATCTTAGAGATATTGGCGAGGCCAGCCGCAACGGCGGTAGCCGCGGCTACCGGTGCCAGGAATGGGCCTACAACAGGTATCGCCGCCGTTGATTTATATGCTTCAATGGCTGACGTGTAAGTGGCAATGGTTGCCTGAGCTATGGCGAAGGCTTTATACGCGGTTGACGCTTCACCAAATGCGGTTTTAGCATTAGCCGCCATATCTCCGAAAGAACTGCCTAAAGCATCGGCACGTTTCGTGGCGTACTGCTCGTTGATGGCGTTAAGCGCGGCCTGGTATTGCTCTTCATTAATCAAACCCTTCTCACGGTACTTATCCGCTACCGCCAGTTTCTGCTGTTCCTGAATATCAAGAAGCTCAAGCTCGGTGGCGTTCTGACCCATAATCTGAGCCATGAAATCATCACCTTTCTGCTGCTTCTCCTGGGCTTCTTTCTGGCGTTTATCAAGTTCATCTTGTCGTTTTTGCCCTGCCTCAAGAACAATGGCAGTTTTAGCCTGTTCGTACTCTTTTAACGACAGCGCACCCTGACTGTAGAACTCTTTCGCTTTAGCCAGTTTCTGCTGTTCCTGGGCGTCAATGGCTTTTAGCTCGTCATTGTTCTGACGGGCCAAAGTGTCGAGGTAATCTTGCGCCTGATTCCGCAATTGCTCTGCTTTCTTAGCGGCGGCTTTCGCAGCTTTATCGTCGGTAGCTCCCGCCCCGCCAGTCCCGCTTTTTTTATTAACAAGGCTGGCTAAGTCAATTTCTTGTTTCTTGCGCTCGTCATACTGTTTGCGCTGTTCCTCAATTTCTTTTTTACGCTGTTTCGACCTGTCAGTAATAGCCTGGGATTCCGCCTCAGCGCGTTTTATGCTGGCGGCATACGCGGCGTCGGCCTCCGCGGTCAGGTTTTTAAATGTGAGCGATGCCGTTTTGCTTGGGTCGAACACATCGGCAAGTGTCTGCCCTAACGCCACAGCATAGTCGTCGATGCGCTGGAACCATGCAATAACCTCGTGGAAAGTCTGCTGGATATCTGGCAACCACTCACGGATAGCGTCAGGGATTGTGCCAAGCGAATCCGACATGTCCGCCGATTTGTCTTCTGTGCCATACGCAAGGTCGTTCAAAGCATCAGAAATAAACTTGAACGACTCATTGAACAGCGTCACCCAATCCTGGAGCGTAGCGGCTATCTCGTTAGACGCGATTGCGTCGGTGAGTGCCGTGATGGCATCTTCTGCTGTCGCGGCTTGTTCGCCTACCGCATCACCGAAACCAGACTGCGCTACTGCAAGTACAAGGCCGTCGAAAGAGTCCGCGAGGCTAGATAACTGCCCGTCAAGGGTTTTCGAACGCGTTTCCATCGCCCCGGCGAAATCAGTGTTACCAATGTTTAGCAGGTATTTCTGAATCTCTTCGGAGTTCTTCTTAACCGTGGTTGTTACACCGCGGAACGTGAACGAAACCGTATCCGCCTGTTGCGACGACTTGATGCCGAACTCTTTTAAACGCTCAAACTCAAAGGTACTGGCGTCGGCAACCGCCTCAATCATCTGATTAAGGTCTTTACCCATAGCCGCCGCAGTGTTGCCGTAGGAGATTAGTGCCTCTTTGCTGGGGTTCAGCCCGAGGGCTACAAGTTTAGTGAAACCCTCTACCGCCTGATTGAGGCCATACGGGGTTTCTTTTGCGAACTGTTGCAGGACGCTGAAAGCCTTAGCCGCGTTCTCAGCACTCCCGGTCATTGTGATGAGGCCGGAGTTCAGCTTATCGAAGTTGCGCTGAGAGTCCACCAGTGCACTGAACACCTGCTTAGCGGTTTCCAGACTGACAACGGCAGCGGCGGCAGCCCCCGCCGCCTTAGTAAGCCCGTTCAGTTGTGATGTGGTTTTATCGACGCCGGTCGATGATACTCGTACTATCAAACTAGCGGTATCAGCCATGATTTCTACCTTCAAAGATTGCTTCTAAGCCCATGATAATGTCTATCTCGAACAGGCTAAGCTGTTTTTGCGTAACATCGAGATAGGCTTTCAGGTCTTGCCACGTAACGGATTCTCTTGCGAACAATACTACAGCGTCCTCGCGCACGTGTCGCGTAAACTTAATGTCGCAATACGTCTCAAAGGTGGATATAAAAAGGGGCGGGCATTCTGGCCCACCCCGTCGCGCTGCACGTTTTTTCTTATCGATTACACCCATCGCGATAAGCGCCTGTTCGTGTCCGTCGGCGATAGAATCAAACTCTCTGATTTTATGCTTATCCACAAACTCGTAGGTGGCGAACCTGTACAGCGCGTCTACTTTTCCTGTAATGCTTTGCGCTCGGCGTTATGGAACGCGGCCACCTGTGTACCTAACGCCTTGAACTGGTCGAGCAATTTGCTAAACGCTTCCTTAGAGAAAGGCTCGTCAAAGCTCCAGCCGTTTACGACTTCTGCCGCAAGTTGCCGGTTGAGGTCTTCCGCCAGTTCGTTAACCGCCAGGTTATATTCAGTATAGTCGCCGGAATCTTTGGCGGCTTTTTCCAGTTCTTCGAAACGCGCCAAGCCGCGGCGATACGCAATAATAAAAGCACGCCCCGCTTTAACGGCGGCATCCGCATCAGGGCTTACAACGTTAAGCCACTCACCGGAGTCTTCGCCGTTTGGTAGCAGAATCGGCATCTTCTTGCCTACCAGTGCTTTCTCTTCGAAATAAAAATCAGAAAGTTTCATTCTTTAATCCTTTGGTTAAGAGGTTACTGGTTAAAGGAGATGCGCCAGACGGGAACCACCCGCTTTTCGTGTGCGACACTAGGCGCAAACTTATTCTAACACACTACTTGCACGCCCCAATATAATAGCGTACTATTCACTTACACCAACAATGAAGGGGTTTTAAAATGTCCAGTTTACCAATTTCCTTAATCCTGTTTGCACTGCTCGTGTACTTTGCGCCTTTTTTAGTTGCCTACTTCCGCGACCATAAAGCAAAGCTGGCGATATTCATGGCTAACCTGTTTCTGGGTTGGGTTCTGCTGCCGTGGGTCTTTATTTTAATCTGGGCGTGCAACTCGAATGTCAAAGAGAAGTGAGCTAGTATAGGACAAATCCTAAACACGAGGAAGTAAGCATGGCCCAGAAGAAAATAACCGACGAGCAGTTACAGGAAGAATTGAACGCCGGAACAAAGATTATCGACATATCCCGTAAATACGGCATCTCAGACCGCGTTATTCGTATCCGTAAAGCGAAGCTGGCTAAGAAAGGCGTAGGCCACGGGCGCGATGTTAGCCACCTTGTACCGGACGGCTACAAGATTAAAGGAACGTCGTCACTTGTGGACGAGTTTGGCAACACTAAGTTGCAATGGGTTAAGACTGACACTGATGCCGAACGGCAAGTTGAATTGATGAAAGCCGTGATTGAAGGCATGAAGTCAGAGATTACGCCAGTTGCGCCGGTTAAAGCGACTCGAGCCAAACGTGACGATAAATTACTCAATCTTTACACGGTATCTGATTTTCATCTCGGTATGCTGGCATGGGCCGACGAGAGCGGCGACGACTGGGACATGAAGATTGCAGAAGACCTGTTCTCCCGTTGGTTCGACGCGGCGTTTCAGAAAGCACCTGACGCGGGGACAGGGGTTATTAACCTGCTCGGGGACTTCGCGCACTTCGATAGTCTGGATGCCGTTACCCCCGAGTCGCGTCATGTGTTGGACGCAGACACTCGCTACCAGAAACTTGTCCGCTATATGATTCGTATGGTCCGCCGTGTTGTTGATATGGCGCTGGTTAAACATCACACAGTCAAACTTTTAATAGTTCAAGGTAACCATGACCCTGTAGGCTCTGTATGGCTTGCCGAAATGTTCTGTACATTGTACGACAACGAACCTCGCGTATTTGTGGACACCTCCCCCGACGTATACAAGATGGTTCAGCACGGGAAAACTACGCTATTCATGCATCACGGACACCGTGCGAGATTCGACGCCATAGAGTCAGTAATGATTTCTAAATTCCGTAAGGCTTTCGGAGAAAGCACATACAGCTACGCTCATGTAGGGCATCTACATCATCAGAAATTAGTAGAAAGCCGCAATATGGTAGTAGAACAACACCGAACCCTGGCTGCGAAAGATGCTTACGCATCGCGAGGGGGCTGGATGTCCGGTCGTAGTGCTAACGTGATAACTTATAGTGCCGAATATGGGGAGGTGGCACGCCTCACAATATCACCAGAAATGATAGGAGGTATAAATTGACATGGAATGACGTTTACGAATACGAAAACGGGAATCTTTACGCTAAGGGCAGCGTAAACCCTAAGTACCCGAAAGGACGTAAAGTAGGGTACGTTGACCAACGCGGGTATGTAAGAACTAAACTAGGATCAAAAATGACATTCGCCCACAGAATTATATGGGAAATGTTTAACGGAGCTATACCAGAAGGCAAGGAGATTGACCATATAAACGGTGTGAAAAGCGATAACCGTATAGAGAATCTTCGACTGTGCGACCGACGCATAAACTGCAAAAATGCAGCAAAGCGCAGGGATAACTCGTCTGGTGTTACCGGGGTTAGCAAAACATATATCGGTAAATGGGTCGTTCAAATTCAATATAACGGAAATAGAATAGCCAAGCGTTTCGACCACAAAGAAGACGCCGTAAGATATGCAGAATGTTTTTACAAAGAAAAGAAAGACTTTACTGAGAGGCACGGAAAATGACTTCAAAATACAACCGAACAATGACAAACATTCACGGCAGCACTATGACAGTAGATGTTTACGATGTGCTGCGCGCCTTCGACATCCGGGACCCGGCGTTACAGCACGCATTGAAGAAGCTATTGTGCATGGGTCTTCGCGGACACAAAGACACAGGAACCGACTTAGCGGAAGCAATTGAAAGTCTGGAGAAGTTACGGGAGTATCGAAGCAATATTGATGAGTAAGAATGTAATGAAAACAATATACGTAATCCGCGTATATGACGAAGAATGGGATGAGTGGGTTGATATTTACGCCGTAGGTAGTAAGGAAGAGGCCACAAAAGAAATGACAGAACGTAGTAACCGAGGTCAGTTAACTAACTTCTACGAAATGCCATTCAAAAGTGAGTAGGAAAAGGCCCCGTTTGGGGCCTTAGTTTTATGCGTAGGTGATACGCTGAATAACAATAGACGACTGGTACTGGTTACCGGTAGCCTGGCCTTCAATAGACTGAGTGATTGACTCAGTCCCGCCAATCTCTGGTGTAACCGCCGTAAGCTCCGCACGTTTCAAACTGAAAGACATAGCCCCGTTCACCCCCGCCAGAATAGAGTTAATCTCTACCTGCTGCTCGTTGATAAACTTCTGAAT